TTACACCGTGGATGTCGGGGGTTCGAATCCCTCAGGGCCCACTGTTCCGAGCGTGCGGGGGCGGATCGGCGTCACGCCGTGCAGATTGGTGCCGCCACCCCTGGGCGCGTCGAACTCTAGAAACCAGGTGTGCTCGATCCCGGTCAGCATCTGGATGCTCTTTGCGAGCGGCGTAACGTCGCGAAGACGTGGGGTCGCGCGGTCACCTTCGTATGCGGCGACTGTTGACGGCGTGAGGCCGAGCTTCACTGCGAACTCGCGCTGGTCGAGGCCAGATATCCGACGCGCCTTGCGGAACTTGTCGCCGAACGTCCAGCCGGGCACGTAGGGGCCGGGCTGACTGTTGAGACTTGTTTTGGGCATGCAGACATTATGCACGCATGCGCAACAGTGCGCAAGAGCAGAAAAAGCACGACACGCCGACGAAGTTACGCTTGCACAACTTCGCTACGCATGCTTATGTATGCGCATGGCAGTTACGCATACGCAACCCGGTGAGACCCAGATCGGCATTGGCGAGGCCGCCGCTATCGCGCAACTCCACCCCGACACAATTCGTCGAGCGGTGAAGCGCGGACAGATCCCTTTCACGACCACCCCGGGCGGTCAGTACCGATTCCGTCGCACCGATATTGAAGCGCTCGTCGCACCCACCGGGTCGCTCGCCGACGGCGGAGACGCCGCATGAAGGGCTCAGCTGCGATCGCGCACCGCGAACCAGCGGTAGGCCTTCGACTTGAAGGCAGCGATCTCCTCCGCACCCCGACCGTGTTCCTCGGCGAGCTTCCAGATTCGGTACCAGCCACGACCCCACGCATCGGCATCCTCTCGGGAGGCCTCACCGTCCGCCGGCGGGATCTCCGGCAGGTCGCCCGGCGGCTTTCCGGGCAGGCGCCCGCTGACGCTCAGCCCAGCACTGCGACGAGCCATTCGGAACCAAGTGTCGAGATCCTTCGCCGCTTTTTGCGTCGCCTGATCCAGCTCCTCCGCGGTCACCGCACGCTCAACCGGCGCGAGCCCGTCGGTCGCCTTGGTCACCTCGACGGCCACAACGATGACCGGCGCAAGCTTCCCGTCCGAGCCCCGCACCATCAAGCGGTCGCCGACGACCGGCGCCGGAGTCAGCGTGGACACGTACCGATAGGTCGACCGGAGCTCATTCTTCGGAGGCGGCTCGCTCAGTTCCCGGAAGGCAACACTCACCACGGTCTGCTTCTTCGAGAAAAGGCCCATCACAGCACGCTAGCCCCCGCCCAGGCTCAGCAACAGACCCCGGCGCTCGCCGAGGGCGGTGATGCCGCGTGAGCTCTTCATTCCGCAGCCTCGTCACCTCGACCGTCGCAGAGCACGGCCTCGACGACATGGACGCCACCGTCGACCTCGTCATGAAGGCGATCAAGCCCGCCGACTACCCGGCCATGCTCCGCTCGGCGATCCGCGAGCAGTTGGTCAGCGCCGCCGGCGACCTCCGACGCAAAGCCACCGGCCCCATCAAGCCCGGACACTCCCGCAAGCAAGAACTCATCCGCACCGAGTGGTGGCCCAAGTTCCTCGACCAGAACATCCCCGTCGACGGCATCGTCAAGCGGCTCCGCGACTGCACCGCAGAAGACCTCCTCACCGTCGCCGGCGCTCGCCGCAAGCTCGCGAACGAGGCCCTGTACCGGGTGCAGCAGTTCGAACACCTCGCCGCCGCGATGCGGGCATCCCGGGCCAAGACCCTCGGCGACCTTTCCGCCGATGTCGCCTCCCCGATTCTGGAGCGTGCAGCATGACCGACCACCCCGAAACCACCCCGCCGACCAACGCGGACACGCGATCCAGAGAACGCCCGTCGGCGGGGTCCACAGACAGCCCGAGCCACGACGATTGCGTAAACCAGGAACCACCCGCTCGGGCACCCTTCCCTCCGGACGCCATTGACCTGACGTCCACCAGACACCAACCGCGTCCGGAGGATCAAGCAGTCACGACCGGCCAAGAGGCATACGATGCCCACCTCTGCCTCGCCGATCGTGACGACATTCCTGCCGCCGCCAGAATCCGGTCGGAGCCCACAGGATGACCCGCCAGCGGCAGGATCCCCTCTTCGACGCCTACCTCTGCCTAGTCGCCGACACGCTCGACGACCTCGAGCGCACCCGCATCGCAAACGAGAATCGCGTCCGGCAGCTCACCCGATCCGCCACGGATTCGGACGGCGAACAGCGCGGCCTGGGCCTCGACGCACGATCGCCCGAGGTCGCCCGAGCCCAGGCGCTCGTCGCAAGCATCGCTGCGCTCGAGCACGCCGCCGAGCTAGACCTCAAGCGGGCACTCCGCACCCACCCGCTGTACCCGTTCATCAAGCGAACGATCGGAGTGGGGGAGAAGCAAGCCGCGCGCCTGCTCGCGGCGATCGGCGACCCCTACTGGAACGACCTCCACGACCGCCCTCGCACTGTCTCAGAGCTCTGGGCGTACTGCGGGTACGCCGTCCACAATGGGGCCGCTCAGCGTCGACGTCGCGGCGAGAAAACCAACTGGTCAGACACCGCGAAGATGCGCGCGTTCCTGATCGCACTGTCGTGCATCAAGCAGGAGAACAGCCCCTACCGGATCGTGTACGACGAGTCCCGTATCGGCGACGTCGACAAGCTCCACACCACCGAGTGCGTCCGTTGCGGCCCGTCCGGTAAGCCGGCGCAGCCCGGCACGCCGCTCTCTGCTGGCCATCAGCACCAGCGTGCGCTCCGCCGAGTCTCCAAGGCGCTGCTCAAGGATCTCTGGATCGAAGCCCGCGCTCTACACCGGCCCGACCTCGCAACTGAGGAGGCCGCGTGAGCGCGTATCTCCTCCTCAACATCGCCGTCGTTGGCATCCTCGTCGCCGCCGCGCTCCTCGTCGTCGGCACGATCCTTCTGGGCCGCATCGTGACACTCGTGTATCGGGCGAACCGTCGCCTGGTGCTCGCGGAGAAGAGGAACGACGCGGCGAACGTCGCCTATTGGGATTCTCTGCACACGTACTGGGCGGCGCTCGATGCCGTCCGCAAGGCGGGGGTGCGCTCATGACGACCACGCGCCTTCACACTCTCGACGGCCCCCCGACGCTGCCGGCGTCTCCGTCGAGTGCCCCCAGCGGGAGCGCGGCACCGCAGACCCGAAGCGGCCGCCGCGCTCCCGCACCCATCCGGCACCTCGCCCGCCTCACCGTCCTCGGAGTCGTTTTCGTCGGCATTCACGCCGCCGCCAGCCACCCCCTCGCCGCCGTCACCGTCGCGGCAGTCCTGTTCGCCGTCCTGTACTTCACACCGTCCCGGAGGTAACCCGCCGTGCGTAGCCACCCCACACTCCGCCGCATCCGCCCCACCAACATCGCAGCGTTCCTCGCCGGCGCCGCCGTCGTCGTCGCGATCCACGTCGGCGGCCTGCAACCCGTCCTCGACTACCTCGCCCAGGCCGCCATCCACACGCGAGTGATCTTCCTCGTCATCGTGGCCGCGCTCCTCGGCGTCGTCGGGCTCGGTTCCGCGATCCTCACTCTTCGCCACCTCGAGCGCCCCGCAGTCCGATGAGCGACGAACCGCGCACCGTGGTCATCCCGTTCCGTTGGTTCGGGCACGGCATCGACATCCGCGCAGTCCAGACCAGCGGCGACAGCGAAGCCCGCTTCGTCGGCCCCGACATCTACGCCGCCCTGGAGTTGCTCGACGACAACCGTGACCTACTCACCGTCGCCGACGTCGTCGCCCTCGCCAACGAGTTCCCTACTGAGAAGCGCATGGAGTTTCTCGTGTGGTTTGACGGCGTCCGCTCTGAGCTGCTTGATGGCGTGCTCTACGCGATCGCCACGAACTCGCCCTTCTCCCGCGCTCGCGTCGACGACGGACACCTCTCCGTCGGTGAAGCGGCCGACATCCTGTCCCGCGACCCAGTTATCCGCATAACTCGCGACGAGCTGTTCCGCGACCTGCTTCGCGACTACGGGTGGGCCATGCAGGAGCCCATCACTCGTGCGTGGATCCCCACCGACCGGGCAACGGATGCCGGCTGGCTCGTCCGCGACCAGACCCGCGGCCGCACCGACCGAATCGCCTACCCCCAGGTCCGCGTCACCCGCGCTGGCCTCGAAGAGCTCCACCGGCGCCTCGGCGGCATCGCCGCGCTCCACGTTGACGACCACCACCCGCAGCTGATCGAGCCGACAGCATGACCCGCGACCGGTACACGATCGTCGTCGTCGACCAGGACGCCGGCGCCACGTTCACCCTCACCCGAACACCCATCGGCAGGTCGATCGAGGGCACTCGCGCAGACGGTCACATCATGCCCGGCAGCGAGGCGCTCGCCCTGCTGCACGACATCACCGTCGACCAGCAGCTGCAGTCGATGGAGGCCGGCCTGTGATCCGCGTCGAGCCCCTCACCCAGGCGACGTCGACGACGCTTACCTGCGACTTCTGCACGAACACGGTCCAGCACGTCGCCGGCACCGAGTCACCCTCCATGGTCGAGTACTTCTCCCGCCTCGGCTGGGTTGTGCGCAGGCATCCCGAGCTGGAGTTCCTCGTCGTGGTCTGCAACCGCTGCCGACTCCTCATGGACGACGTCGCAGCCGAGCTCGACGCCGCGATCGCTCGCGCGATCGCCGAACGCATGAACCCACCCCAGTCCACCCCGACCGAGCCCCGCAGGCGGCCCACGGAGGCCACAGCATGACCTACTTCCTCGTCGACGACCAGTTCCCCTTCCACCCGAAGGCCCTCGCAGCGGGAAACGCCGCCCTCGGCCTGTGGGTGCGCGCCGGCGCCTGGTCGAAGCAGTACGTCACCGGCGGCCACATCCCCAAGGGGATCGCCACCAGTCTCGGCACGAAGGCCGAAGCAGAAGCGCTCGTCAAGGCCGGCCTATGGGTGAAGGTGTCCGACGGCTACCGCTTCCACGACTGGCAGGACGTACCCGGCAATCTCGACGCCGACGGGGAGAAGAAGCGCCGCGATTCCGCTCGCGAGCAAGCCCGCGTCCGCAAGCAACGGCAACGGTCGAAACAGACCCCCAGTCACGGTGACAGTCACGCCGAAAGTCACGCCGTGACAGACACCGTGACAGGTCACGATGTCACGGCGGGAGTCACGCCCCCTGTCACGGGCACGTCACGCACCCCCTCAGTCCACAGTCCTGTTAACAAGACTTCTTCTGTCCGTCCAGTACCCGAACGCGCGGAAAGCGACGGACGGACAGATGATCCCGACGCCGACCACAACACCGTCCGCGCCTCCATCGCCGGCCTCGGCGTCGACTACGACAAGACCGCTACCGCCATCGGCAAAGCCTGCGGCCGCATCGCGTCCCCATCCGACGTCGCCCGCATCGTCACCACGATCCTCGACCGCGCCAGCAGCCCGCCGCGCTCACCCACCGGCTTCGTCATCACCGCCATCACGAACGACTGGCCCGAGTTCCAGAAGCTCATCGACACCGCCGAGGAGGCAGCATGACCACCCCACCCCAACAAGCCATCTGGGACGCGCTCGTCGACGCGATCGCCGCCCACGCCGAACAGAAATGCCCCTCCGACGGCCACGACTGCCCCGAGATGCGGAGCCTCGCCGACGCACTCGTGGCCGCGTTCGACAACCTGCCCGCCGAGGATGCGATGGCGAACCTCCGCTGGCTGATCGAGCAGCTCCACGACACCAACTGCGCGAACTCCCGCACCGCATCCGAAGACGCCGGCCACCCCGCAGCAGCCATGACCGCCTTCAACATCGCCGAAACCGACGGCCTCCTCGCCGCCCTGCTCTACATCAGCCACGCCCAAGGCGACACCGAGTTGGACGACGCAGCCACCCTCATCATCCGCACCCTCGGCGACGCCGCCATCCACCGCACAGTCGCCGCGATCATCCCCGCCCTCCTCCAAGCAGGCAAGACCCGCCACCACCAGATGGCCGCCCCCATCAGGGGCACCCGGTGACCGCCCTGCCCGCGTCGATCGACGCCGCCGCATACGCGAAGCTGCGCGCCGACCAGATGACCGAGAAGCAACTCCAGGACGTCGTCACCCGCCTCGCCGGCACCCTCGGCTGGCGCTGCTACCACACGCATGATTCACGCCGCAGCCAACCCGGTTTCCCCGACCTCGTCCTCGTCCACCCCCGCCTCAAGTTCACCCTCTGGCGCGAGCTCAAGACCCAGACAGGCAAGACCAGCCGCGCCCAAGACGGCTGGATCCGCGACCTCACCGCCGCCGGCCAAAACGCCTCCATCTGGCGCCCCATCGACTACTTCACCGGCCGCATCGAGGCACAGCTGCGAGGCGAAGCATGACCGGGCCGGCGCTCGCCGCAGCGGTCCTCGCCGAGCGTGCCCGGTGGGAGCGGAACCTCGAAGCCGAACGCGTCACGCACTCGCGCGAGACGCTCCCGCAGCTCGTCGCCCGCCTCGAGGCCACCGAACGTCCCCGGCCCGCCCGTCCGCGCGTGTCGCTGGCGCCGCTCGGTGACGCCGCGATCCGCCGCCTGTGCGACGACGTCGCCGAGCTGAACCCGTGGAGCCCCGATGCGTGACCACACACCCGCGCCGACCGCCGGCGCCCCGTCGTGGACGGTCGCGCAGATCCTCGACTTCGCCCGCACCCACCCGCGCCTCGGCATCAAGAACGACAAAGCCATCCGCCAGCAGCTGCACGTCTCCCGCACCCGCTACACGCAGATCCTCGCCACCCTCGTCGACCCCAAGCAGGGCTACCTCAAGATCGCGCTGCAGACCGACCCGATCACCACCCACCGCATCATCGACCACCTCGCCACCCGCCAGGGCCCCCGCGCCCACTACACGAAGTAAGGACCCCGCCATGCCCGGCAAGACCGCCACCCCCACCCTCACCGTCGTCAACCTCAACCCCGCTGACATCCGCGTCGATGCCAACATCCGCCGCAACGTCAAGACCGACCGAGGCTTCTGGGCCTCCGTCAAGCAGGACGGCGTCGTCGTGCCCGTCATCGTCGAGCAGACCGACGACGGCTACCGCCTCATCGACGGACAACGCCGCACCCTCGCCGCCACCGACGCGAAACTCGACACCATCCCCGCCGTCGTGATCGACCCCCTCGCCGACGACGCCGGCCGCATCATCCGCCAACTCGTCGTCAACGAACACCGCGAGCAGCTCACCGACGCCGACCGCACCGCCGCCTTCCAAACCCTCTTCGACCTCAACGTCTCCGCCGACCAGATCGCCCGCAAGACGAAGACCCCGAAGGCGCGCGTCGAAACCGCCCTCAAGGTCGCCGCGTCCCCCCACGCGGGACTGTCTGAATAACGGTGTGTGGGGTCCGGCCTGATCCGAAAGGAGACGGCCGTGGCTGACACGACCGAGTTGTTGGAAGACGCGATGATCGATCCCGTGACGGGAGAGATTATCGATCAGAAGGACCTTGCCGAGCGGTTGCTCGCGCAGGCGAAGGAGCAGGGCGTGAGCCTGGTCGGCCCGGGAGGGCTGCTGAACCAGCTCACGAAGAACGTCCTCGAGACGGCGTTGAACGCGGAGCTGACCGAGCATCTCGGGCACCAGCATGGCGGGACGCCTGCCGGGTCGAACATGCGCAACGGGACACGGACGAAGACGGTTCTCACCGAGATCGGCCCCGTGGAGATCGAGGTCCCCCGGGATCGCGACGGGTCGTTCGAACCGGTGATCGTCCCCAAGCGGAAGCGTCGCCTGGACGGGATCGATCAGATCGTGCTGTCGCTCAGCGCCCGCGGACTCACGACCGGGGAGATCGCCGCGCACTTCGACGAGGTCTACGACGCGAAGGTCTCCAAAGACACCATCAGCCGGATCACGGAGAAGGTGGCCGGTGAGCTCGCGGAATGGTCCTCCCGACCGTTGGACCCGATCTACCCGGTGATCTTCGTCGACGCGATCGTCGTCAAGGTCCGTGACGGGCAGGTCCGCAACACCCCGTTCTACGTCGTCATGGGCGTCACCGTGCACGGGGAACGCGACATCCTCGGGATCTGGGCCGGCGACGGCGCAGAAGGCGCGAGGTTCTGGCTGCAGGTGTTCACCGAGCTGAAGAACCGTGGCGTCGAGGACGTGTTCATCGCCGTCTGCGACGGGCTGAAGGGACTCCCCGAAGCGATCAATACCACCTGGGAGCGGACGGTCGTGCAGCAGTGCATCGTGCACCTGATCCGCAACAGCTTCCGCTACGCCGGCCGCCAGCACCGTGACGCGATCGTGAAGGGACTCCGACCCGTCTACACAGCCCCGTCCGAGGCTGCGGCCCGGGACCGGTTCGCCGAGTTCGCGGCCGAGTGGGGCGGCAGGTATCCGGCGATCGTGCAGCTATGGGAGAACGCGTGGGCCGAGTTCGTGCCGTTCCTCGAGTACGACGTCGAGATCCGAAAGGTGATCTGCACGACCAACGCGATCGAGTCGATCAATGCCCGCTACCGGCGAGCGGTCCGCGCCCGCGGACACTTCCCGAACGAGGCCGCGGCGCTGAAGTGTCTCTACCTTGTGACCCGGTCACTTGACCCCACCGGGGGCGGCAGGGCACGCTGGGCGATCAGGTGGAAGCCCGCGCTCAACGCGTTCGCGATCACCTTCGCCGGACGGTTCGACAGAACCAATCACTGAAAACCGCCGGACCTCACACACCGTTTAACGGACACTCCCCCCCACGCGGCCGCCGCGATCGAGAAAAACGTCCCCCTCGACCTCGCCGCGGAGATCCTGGAGTTCGACGACGATCCCGACGTCGCAGCCGAACTCACGGACGTCGCCGCGACCAACCCTGGACAGTTCGCTCACCTGATCCAGCGCCGCCGGCAGGAACGCCAAGAACGCGAAGTGATCGCCGCGGCGCTCGCCGAGCTCGAGCAGGCAGGCGCCCGCGTCATCGCTGCATTTGACCGGTACGAGCACAAGGGCCCCGAGAAGTACCTCGACGAACTGTCCGCCACCGCCGAAGGCGCCGCGAAGTACACACGGTTCGACGCAGAGAAGCACGCAACGTGCCCTGGTCACGCCGTGATCGTGCGCGCCGGCTACGACTGGTCCCAGGAAGGCACACGATCGGCCGTCGCGAACATCACTCCCGTCTGCACCGACTGGAAGGCGAACGGCCACTTCGTGCGCGGCCGCGCGACGGCCACCGCCGGCGGCGCGATCGACGACGACGAGAAGGCCCGCCGCAAACTCGCCCGCGAGAACAACAAGGCCTGGTCGACCGCGACCGTCGTCCGCGTCGAGTTCGTCAAAAACCTTCTCGCCGAAAAGGAGCCGCCCGCCGCGTGGGAGGGATTCGTCGCGCATTTCCTCGCTCGTGGGGGAGTGGAGGACTACCGGATCCGCTCCTTCACCGAGCAGCTGCTCGACATCCGATCCGACCGCCTCAAGTGGCTCAAGGAGAACCCGACCCGCGCCGCCCACATGTGCCTCGCCCACGCGATCGCCGCGATCGAGGGCCAGTACGAGTACGCCAAGAAGGGCTGGGACCACTCACTCACGCCGAACTACCTCGCTTGGCTGTCCGGCTGGGGCTACACCCTCTCCGACGTCGAAGAGGCCGCGAAGGCCGCGAAGGCGAAGAAATGACCGCCTCCGCCGCCACAGGCCTCGCCGTCGCTGCACTGGTCGGCGCCCTCTCCACACTGCGCCCGACCTACACGAACGAGGCGGACCTGCAACGTGCGATCGCCGACCACCTCACCGAGCGCGGCTACACCGTCCAGCGGGAGGTCGAGCTCAGCGGCGCCGACCGCATCGACATTTACCTCCCCGTCCTGCGGTTCGGCATCGAAGTGAAGATCAAAGGCAACCTCTCCACGGTGGAGCGTCAGCTGACCCGCTACGCCGCCTCACCCGCGATCGACGCCCTCATCCTCGTCACCACACGCGCAAGCCACACCCGCATCCCGCACACCATCAACGACATCCCCGTCGCCGTGCACCCCCTCCTCGAGGCCGGCCTATGACCCGCACCTACGGCACCTACACCCTCGGCCACACCGAAGCCACAGCCATGACCCCCGGCCGACCCACCTGGTACCTCACCCTCGAACCCGACGTCCGCATGCGCGCCCGCCGCATCTTCGGCCGCATCGGACACACCCGCACCGAGCAGGTCACCATGACCCACACCCCAGAGGTATGCACCGACCTCACCTGGTTCATGGACCGCTACCCCCTCACCCCCGAACGACCCGACGACGCTGCGGCGCTCGCCGAGGGCGCGGCACAACATGCTCGAGCTCGCGAGGCGGTCGAGCAGCTCCGTAGTGGCGGTCCGGTGACGCTGCAGCTCGAGCACGAGCCCGCGAAGACGCCGCGCGAGTACCAGCTCGCCGCCGTGCAGCTGCTACGCGCGACCCGCCGTCTGATCCTCACCGATGAGGTCGGGCTGGGGAAGACGTTCACTGGGCTGCTGGCGGTCAATCACGCCGACGCGCGTCCCGCCCTGGTCGTCCCGCCGACGCACCTCCCGCCCCGTTGGGTGACAGAGCTCCAAGAGGCCTTCCCGACGTTCACCTACGACGTCGCGAAGAAGACCGCATTCCCGCCGAAATATGCCGTCGAGGACCTCCCCGACGTCCTCATCGTGCCCTACTCGAAGCTCGAGGGTTGGGCGTACCACCTCGCCGGTCGGATCCGCACGGTGATCTTCGACGAGGTGCAGGACCTCCGACGCGGCACCGTCACCGTAAAGGGCGCCGCCGCAGCTCGCCTCACCCAGACCGCCGAGTACGTCCTCGGCCTCACCGCCACCCCCGTGCACAACTACGGCGGCGAGATCTGGAACCTCTACGACATTCTCGCCCCGGACGCCCTTGGCACCCGCGAAGAGTTCACCCGCGAATGGGTGTCCACGTTCGTATCTCAGAACGCCGTCGTCGCCGACCCAGCCGCGCTCGGCGCCCACCTCCGCGAGCACGGCCTCATGCTCGGCCGCACCCGCAAAGACGTCGGCCGCTCACTCCCAAAGACCGTCAAGGTCCCCATGGTCGTCGACTCCGACCACAAGGCCCTCGCCGACGTCGCCGAATCCGTCCGCCGCCTCGCCGAGCGCATCCTCTCCGACGACGCCACCAACCAAGAGAAGTGGCAAGCCGGCGGCGAGATCGACTGGCAGCTGCGCCGCGCCACCGGCGTCGACAAAGCCCCGCACGTCGCCGACGTCGTCCGCATGCTCCTCGACTCTGAGGAACGCGTCGTCCTGTTCGGCTGGCACCGCGACGTCTACGACATCTGGCTCGACCGCCTCAAGGACTTCAACCCCCGCCTCTACACCGGCTCCGAGACCCCGAAGCAGAAGCAAGCTGCGATCGACGCGTTCTCCGAACCGCTCGACGACGACCGCGACGACCAGTGCCGCATCCTCATCATGTCGCTCCGCTCGGGCGCCGGCGTTGACGGTCTCCAGAAGGTTGCCCGCGTCGCAGTGTTCGGCGAACTCGACTGGTCCCCCCAAGTACACGAGCAAGCCATCGGCCGGCTCCGCCGCGACGGAATGGGCGACGACCCACCCGTCGCCTACTTCCTCCACTCGACCGAGGGCTCCGACCCCGCCCTCCTCGAAGTCCTTCAGGTCAAGCGGCAGCAGGCTGAACCGATCGTCTCACCCGACGGCAAGCTCCTCGGCAACGCCACCATCGACACCGGCCGCGCACGCCGCCTCGCCGAAAGCATCCTCGGACCGGTTACCAGCCGATCGGCCGCCGCATGATCCGCCAGTGCTGCAACCTTCGCCACCATCGCCTGACGGCGAACGGAATTTCCCGCACACGCAGCGCAATGGGACCCGTGAGGCGAGCCGCGCGACCCCACTGCTCAAGCACATCGCGAAGCCTCTCAACATCACGTCGCGACACCTGCAGGAGGCGGTCATCCGGGCGGTGGGAGTTCTCTTCTCGGACGTACGCCTCCACGGACCAAAGCTCGTCAACGCGCCGGCACATCCACTGCCAGAACGGTCGCGCGTGCGGATCTAGCCCGATCAATTCCTCGGGCGGCTCCTCAACCAAGTACTCGTCATCCAGGTGGTCCCTCAGCGGATACGACTCCCAGTGGGCGGGGAAAAAGAACCCCTCGAGCCTCCGCTTCGAGAAGCCGACCCACGGAAGCCGCAACGCAACAAGCTCGCGGCGACGCTCCTGCCAGCTCTTGACTAGCGGAGCCGTGGCGGCGCCAACAAACGCCGTGACTGCCGCAGCCCCCGCCGTAACCCAGACCGAAGGCCAATTGACACCCGCAACCTCAGTCACATCCACAACCGAACTCTACTCACCGGCGCTCGCCGCATGACCCGCCGCAACTTCGACCCCGACTGCACCGTCTGCGACACCGGCGGCCCCATGACCCCCAACCACGACCCCTCACCCCACTGCCAATCCGGTTCCCGCCCCCACTGCACCTGCGACACCTGCTACTAGGAGACCCCCACCATGACCCACACCCCCGATTTGAGGAGCACGGCGCTCGCCGGATCACGTCGTGTTGATGTGGAGGCGGCGATCGCGCCGATCCTGCTTCGAGCGATGGACCGTTTCGACGAGGCATCCTTTCGGCTGGACCAACGTGTTCTGTGGGCTCGGCCTGCAGCGCTCCGCTCCCGTCAGTCGCAGATCCGCGAGCTCGCTCGTGCCTTCTACCGCCTGAACGTGGCGATGAACCGTGCGTTCAGCGCAGGCTTCGGGGGTCGCTGATGTTGCAGGGGTATCCAGCGCACGTGTCGGCGTCGACGTCGTCTGAGTGCATGGTTCCCGCATGCGCTCGCACGCCGGTGCCGGCGGCGGATCTGTGCCCGCAGCACGTGAACGAGCTGACCCGCACGCTGGCGCAGGTCGCTGAGCTGATGGTGCCGTTGCGGAGGTCGACGTTGCGGGTCACGACGCACCGGTCATACACGGCGCGCCCGTCCGGTGGGGGAGAGCCGCGCGACGTGTCGGCGGCGTGGAATCCAGCGGCGACGCCGGTCGCATCCCAGGCGGACGACTACGCCGGGTTCCTGGCGCGCACCGTCATCCGCGAGCGGGTCATGCCGGCGGGTCAGTCGTACGGGTTCACCCTCAACGATCGGCCGGAGCTGCAGCTGACGGTCATCGCGCGCCGGCATGGCGGCTGGCTGGGCCGTTATCCGGAGCTCGGCCCGGACGTGCTCGACTCGATGAAGGGTCTGCTGCGTCGCGTGGAGGCCGCCCTGTCGACGACGCCGGTCCGCCGTGTGCTGCTCGAGCGGGACGGTGAGGCGATCCGCTGCCGCGATGTCGTCCTCGAGACCGACTACGGGCCCGTCCTGTGCGAATCACCCCTGGCCGCGATCCTCGCGTCCGACGACCATGCGACCCCGTCCCGCATCGTCTGCACCGCCGACCGCGACCACACCTCGTATGCGCCCTCCCAGTGGGACGAGCTCGTCACCGCCTGGACCCCGACGGTATGACCCATGACGACCGGTATCTCAACGCGGCCGCAGCCGCCCTGATGCTCGGCGTGTCCGTGAAAACCGCCCGCAACATCGCCGCCTCCGAAGGGTGGCGCCACGACCACGGCAGACCCCGCCGCTGGCACATCGACGACATCCGCCGAACCCGCACCCACCGGAAGGACCACCCCGCATGACCACCACCCGCCCCACCTGGCCTGCCTGGCTGCGCCGCGCAGTCCGCGACAACGTCATGACTCCCGATGCGGCTGACAACCTCGCGCAGAACTACTTGCACCTCATCCCGGTGCCGTCGACGTCGAGCGACGTGTCGGCCCGCTGGCGCCGCCCTGCCCGTACGCGCTCGATCGGCACCCGCATCGGTTACACGATCGGCGCCCTCATAACCATCCTCATCGCCGGCAGCGTCATCACATCCGTCATCGCCCTCATCGTCATGGTGTGGCGCTGGATCCTCGGAGGCTAACCAATGACCACACCCCGCCCCGTCATCGTCGCCTACGAACCCCTCACCGTCGAACTCGAACGCGAAGCCGCCAACGCCATCGACGACTTCATCCGCGACCACAGCGACGAACTCAACGAGGTACTCAAGCCCTACGGCATCACCCACACCGACATCGCACGACCCAACTACCGCCGCTTCGCAACCCCCAACGAAATCAGAACAGCGCTCGCCGAGGAGGCCTCCGATGGCTGACGGAAGGACGCTCGCCATCCCCATGCCGGCGGTAGCGCCGACGGGATTCGAGATCGACAACGCCGAGGCGGTGCATCCCGTCTGGGACATGGTCATCAGCGAGCAGAACGGGCGCGCGCAGTCGATCGAGGACCGAATGCTCATGGCGATCCTTCGGGCAGTGCACGAGGGGCTCAACCGAGTGAAGCCGTGCGCGACCTGCACGCCAGAACCCAGCAAGGAGTCAGCATAGTGAGCACCGAGGCGAGGGCCTACGACATGAGTCGATACCAGCGGGTGATCGGCACGGACGGGAGAATCAGCGGCACTTGGATCGTGCTCTCCGCACGCGGCCGGGACCGTGTGTGCATCCGACCGTACGACGTCACGATCTATGACGAGACGCATCGATCGGGCCGAATTCTCGGTCGCGATGATCTCCTCGCTTGGGTTCGCGGCGACGAGGTGGATGTGCCGAAGCACATGGTCCGCGACCACGTGCGCGACGAGGTGGAAGTGGTTTGGAACGAGCTTAACGAGCTGCTCAAGCTGATCGCTCAGGCGTTCGTCGACGGGCCGCGGGAGCCCGACCGCAACTCGGCTGATTCATCGAACGGAGAAGACCAATGAGCACACCATTCATCGAACGCCGCAAGCGCGAGGGCATTGAAAGCGGGGACGGAACGCCGGACTACACGCGCAGCGACCCGGACGAGGGCGAGTCGGCTGATTCATCGAACGGAGACGACCGTGGCTAAAGACATTGGCATGGAGATCGTGGACGCACGCGACGCTCTCGGCTTCATCGTGCTCAGAAAGACCGATGACGGGCAAGTGGTTGGCGAGATCAAGTCGCTGGCGATCGACAAGCTCTCGGCCGCGAAGATGCTCTACCAGATGGCGAAGCAACTCAAGGCGCTCCACGACGCCGAGACGGCTACGAACGATTCGGCGGAGGCCAGCGATGGCCGGTGACGGAGTGTGCATGGAGTGTGGCGCGACCATCTCACTGTCGAACTGCGCAGAGCCGACCAACCGGTGCGAGCAGTGCGGTCAATGCGACTGCCTTCGCCGTCGGTCTCGGACGGCTGATTCAGGGGAGGCACGCGCATGACGGCCTGGCTGCACCAACGAAAGGGGAAGGTTGTCGGCACTGAGGTCGGCGGTGATGACACCTGGATGAGAGTCAGGCTGCGCGAGGACGCTTGGGCCGATGTGCGTCGCCGTCACCTGTACACAGCTGGCTCGGTTCAGACGTATCGCCGCTCGCTGATGGTCGAGGTAGTGGATGCCGAGTCGGCTGATTCAGGGGCGGCGGAACGATGACGCGCCATATTCAGAACCCGCGCGAGAACCTTTACGCCGCGTCGGTGTGCGGCGATCCACCGATCCTGACGGGCGGCACCTGGTCCCGCGATCGCGCCGACTGCAAGCGATGCATCCACATTTACGACGAGATGTTCCCCGCGTCGCCTGATTCAGGTGCGGCGAAGCAATGAGCGCCGGCGCCTTCCTTTCAGACATGGCCGACCGTAACCTTGAAACCATGCCCCGCCCCACGCCGAAGCAGCTGCTGACGCTGGCGCTCGCCGTAGTCGATCCGATTACTCCGTGGGCGCCGGTGCACATCGTCTCGGGGAAGAACGCGGGCACAGCCACAGTGCGGCGCCTCGTTGCAGACGGATTGCTCGTTGAGCACGATCACCTTCTGACGGCATCGATCAAGGGCATCGAGGCGGTTCGGCTAGCAGACGAAGAGGGTCGCCTGCCGGACGGTGTGCTGGAAGAACAGATCTTGGCCTTGGCGAAGCGTGGACTGCAGTCACGGTAGCGCGAGTCGATAGGGCTTCGACAGTCACGAGTACTCGGTGACTTAGAGCCGGTTTGGATGCGCCGGAAGCGTCCTAGATTGTCTGGGATTGCGACACGCCGAGCCCAATGCGGCGAATTGTCGGTCAATGCCGGGACGTTTGTCGCATAACGTCGGGCGTCCTGCGTCCGTAGTTCGAGCCTCGCGCTGCGGGGCTCTTCCCGTTCCTGAGGGAACTCACTCGCCGCACGGCCCGGGTCATAGGGGTGGCTGGTCGCGCGGTCCGGCCTGATCCTCCGGGCATTCGATGCAGAGCGGATCCTTCGCGCGCCGGCGGTCGGGGCTTGCTCCGCGGGCCGCCGGCGCGCACTCAGACAGCCCGCCGCCGCTCTTCACACCATCCTGACTGCGAGCCCGAGCGGCGGGCGCTCACGTGAGGAGCATCCCCTCATGGCAGGCCGAGACAAGAGCACGAAGGCGCGCCAGTTCCGAGCCGACATGAAGGCGATCTGGCAGGCGATCAACCAGGCCTGCGGGATCTGCGGTCAAGCGACCATCGACTGGGACGCGCCACCGAATCAGCCCGACAGCTTCGAGCTCGACCACATCCACCCGCTGGTCCGCCGCCCCGATCTGGAGTTCGAGCCGAGCAACGTCCGCCCATCGCATCACCGATGCAACCGCTCGCGCGGAGCCGGCCGCCCGATGGCAGTGGTCGGCGAGACATCGGAGGCGTGGTGACGGTATCCCGGATTGAGTTTCGGGGTAGGTAGAGACTCCTACCCGGACGATCGCGACCGGGGAAGGGGGGTCTCAATCCCTGTGGGGATTGGTGGAGGCACCTTCGCCGGCAGTCTTTTCCCCCACCCAGGTTCAATTGGGTCCGCGATCGCGCGTACCCGTCACACATCCAAGGCAGGTTCCCATGCCGCAAACCGAGGAGCAGAGAAAGGCCGCAGCCCGCGAACGGGCTAGGAAGTACCGGCAGAAGAAGGCAGCCGAGCGGGAGGCCGCACGCCAGGCAGAGCGTGACGAGCGTGACGCCGAAGCTCCCCGCACGATGCGGGAGTCGGTGCGCGCTTCGCTCGAGGCGATGAAGTGGCTCGTCGACTCCGACGTCGCCGCCGTGCTGCAGGCGAAGATGCTCGCCGAGCAGATCGACCTGATGACCCACGCCGGCGAGACCACCAAGGCCCTCTCTGCGCACCGCGCGCTCACGACCGTCCTCGATCGGCTCGGAGGAACCCCGACAGTCCGCATGCAGCACGAGCTGCGATCGCTGCGCATGGCGGCGAAGACGGAAGGGGGCAAGGATGGCGACGAAGGCGCCGACACGCCGCCCAACGTCTCGAGGTTCGAGAGGCCGAAGCGCCGGCGCCGCTCCAGCTAAGCGCTACGGCGACGTCACCCCTCGCATCTGGACGAAGCCGCTGCGGAAGCTCACGCCGAAGACGTCTCTCGGCTTCGACGTCATCGAGTTCGCCGACTGGATCCGCAACCGCCTCGAGGAGCTCGCTCGCGTCAATGACGAGCCCGAGCTGCTCGAGCTCGCCCCGCGCCTGCTCGAATGGCAGCGCTGGCTGCTCATCCACGCGCTCGAGCTGCTCCCCGGACCCGACCTCGTATTCCGGTTCCGCACCGTCCTACTCCTCGTCGCCCGCCAGAACGGCAAGTCGACGCTGCTGGTCTACCTGATCCTCTGGCGGATGTACCAAGACGGCGCCCGCATGGTCCTCGGCACCGCGCAGTCCGTCGAGGTCGCCGAAGAAGCCTGGTCGAAGGCGGTCGAGATCGCCGAAGCGATCCCCGAGCTCGCCGACGAGATCGACAAGGTCAAGGAGGGCAAGGGGTCGCAGCTGCTGAAGCTAGACGGGGGAGAGCGCTACCGCATCGCCGCCGCCAACCGTCGAGGCGGCCGCGGCTTCACCGGCGACCTCGTCATTTTCGACGAGCTGCGCGAGCACCAGACCTGGAAGGCGTGGTCCGCCGCGTCGAAGACCACTATGGCTCGCGACCGCGCCCAGGTGTGGGGGGTCTCGAACGCTGGCGACGCGAGCTCGATCGTGCTCCGTCACCTCCGCAAGGTGGCGATCGCGCAGATCAACGGCGAGATCGCCGACGAGATGCCCGACGACCTCGAGATCGACGGTGCATCGATCGGCCTGTTCGAGTGGTCTGCCGGCACGGTCGACGGCACCGAGCGCGGCGCTCCGCTCAGCGTCTGGGACCGAGACGGTTGGGCGCAAGCGAACCCGTCGCTCGGCCACACCATCACCGAGACCGCGATCGCCGCGGCCGCCGCGACCGACACCGAGCACGACTTCCGTACCGAGGTCCTCTGCCAGTTCGTGAACACGGCCGGCTCTGGGCCGTTCCCGACCGGCAGCTGGCAGAAGACGCGTGTCGCGAAGGTGACCCGCGATCGGAACCGGCCCGCAACCTACGGCATCGACATGTCGCACGACCGCACCATGGTGCACGTCGTCATCGCGTTCTGGGACACCGAAGGGCGCCGCCGCGTCGAGCTCGCCGCATCGCGTGCTGGCACCGAGTGGCTGCTCCCATGGCTCCAGAGCACCGACCGCGCCGTCGAGCCTGAGCATGTCACGCTGCAAACCAACGGCGCCCCCGTCTCATCGCTCATCACTGAGTTCGAGGAGGCGGGCATCGAGCTCACCACCTGGGCCGGCCCGGACCTCGCGCGAGCGTGCGGGCTGTTCTTCGATGGGATCCGCGTGGCTGTCGCCGACGACGTCGAGCTCAACGACCACGGTCAGCCGAAGCTCGTCCTCACCCACGGAGACCAGCCGGCGCTCGACGTCGCTGCCACGACCGCCCGCATCAAGGCGCTCGGCGACGGCTGGGTCATCGATCGCCGCAACTCGCCCGAGGACGCCGCCCCGCTCATGGCAGCGATCGGCGCCCACTGGCTGCTCATGACCAACCCCGCCCCACCCGCCCGATCGGCATACGAAGACCGCGGGCTGATGGTGGTCTGACCGAACGAGGTTCCCCATGTTCGCGTTCGCCCGGTTCCTGCTGCGCCGTCGTGTCATCGTCAACCTCGACGACGGCACGGCGATCAGCGGGATCGCCTACAAAGCCGCCGGCCCCTTGCTCGTACTGAAGAAGGCCGAGCTCCTCCTCGCTGGCACCGAACCGACGCCGCTCGACGGCGACACCGTCATCGAACGCGACCGCGTCCTGTTCATCCAGGCGCCGTAGCCAGGAAGGGGCACCGATGGCCTTCGCTGTCAGCGCCGGATCTCTCCAGGCCATCCAGAAGCCGACCGCCCGCGCGCCATACTCCCTCCGGCTCAGCGACGACCTCTCCGAGGACTACGCCGCGATCTACCGCAGCCAGGACGCCGTGCGCACCGTCGTCGACTTCCTCGCCCGCAACATCGCACAGCTCGGCCTCCACAGCTACCGGCGCCTCTCTGACACCGACCGCGAGCGGCTCACCGACCACCCGCTGCCGCAGCTGCTCAGCCGACCCAACTCCCGCACCACGACGTTCCGCCTGATGCGGTCCCTCGTCGCCGACCGCGGCATCTACGACGCCGCCTACTGGCTCAAGATCCGCGAGAACGGTGCACCGGCCCTGGTCCGGCTGCCGCCAAAGATGGTCACCGCCCTCGGCGACAACTGGCTCCACCCCGCCGCGTTCGAGGTCAAGGGCAACCGCGGCAAGACCGTCATCCCAGCCGACCGAATCATCCACTTCCACGGCTACAGCCCAACGAGCGAAACCGACGGGGTCTCCCCGATCGAAACGCTCCGCCGCATCCTCGCCGAGGCGTACGCCGCCGGCCAGATGCGCGAGCAGGTGCTCCGCAACGGCGCCCGCCACTCCGGATACATCACGCGGCCGCAGAACTCCGAATGGTCGGACGCGGCGGCGCGACGTTTCAAGGAGGGCTGGCGCGCCCAGTACCAGGGGCAGAGCGCGACCGAGGCGGGCGGCACTCCCGTGCTCGAGGACGGCATGCAGTTCGTGCCGGCCTCGCAGACCGCGGCTGACCTGCAGTACGTCGAGGCGCGGAAGCTCACCCGCGAGGAGGTCGCGGCCGCATACCACATCCCTCCGCCCATGGTCGGCCTGCTCGACAAGGCCACGTTCTCGAACATCGAAGAGCAGCACAAGATGCTCTACCAGGACACCCTCGGCCCGATGCTCGAGGAGATCCAGCAAGAGCTCGAGCTGCAGTTGCTGCCCGAGTTCGACGACGTCGACGGCGTGTACATCGAGTTCAACCTCGCCGAGAAGCTGCGCGGCTCCTTCGAGGAGCAGGCGGCGCAGCTGCAGACCTCGGTCGGCGCGCCGTACATGACCCGTAACGAGGCGCGTGCACGCGCAAACCTCCCCGCGGTCGCCGGCGGCGACGAGCTCGTCACCCCGCTGAACGTCCTCATCGGCGGTCAAGCGTCACCCACCGACAGTGCGCCGGATGGTCAGCTGTCGTGGCGGATCCCCGGATCCAAGGCGCTCGGCCCGGTGAGGGTGAAGGCGCGACCGCAGCAGTCGCACGTCGCGCAGATGCAGCGCAAGCTATCGGACTTCTTCGCCCGGCAAGAGCAAGAAGTCCGATCGCAGCTCGGCGCCAAATCGTCCGCACCGTGGTGGGACGAAGAGCGGTGGGAGAACGAGCTCGCTGCAGACCTATACGCCCTGTCAGCGATGATGACGGTCGCCGTCGCACGGCGCACAGCAGCATCGATCGGGCTCGACCCCGATGACTACGACGTCGACCGCACGCTCGCCTACCAGGCGACCGTCGCACGGTCGAACGCACGCAGCATCAACGCAGTCACCCGCATCCAGCTCGAAACGGCGCTCGACGAAGCCGAAGAGCCGCTCGAGCAGGCCGCGCAGGTCTTCGAGGTTGCGAAGACAGCACGAGCGCAGCAGGCCGGCACCACCATCGCGACCGCGCTTGCCGGCTGGGCCACGGTCGAAGCCGTCGAGCAGCTGCGCGGCACGCGCGGCGCGGTCAAGACGTGGGTCACCACCTCCAGCAACCCCCGCTCGAGTCACGCCGCCATGAACGGCGAGACGGTTCCTCTCGATTCCACCTTCAGCAACGGCGCCCGATGGCCGGGCGATTCCGCCGCACTCGACGTCGAAGACATCGCCGGCTGCGAGTGCGACGTCGTCATCACCCTCGAGTAGGAGCTCGCATGTTCACGAAGTCCTTCACCGCCCGCGTCAAGTCGATCGAGGAGAGCACCGAGCTCGACGACGGCATCTTCGAAGCGATCGTCGCCGTGTTCGGGAACGTCGACAGCTACGGTGACCGGATCCTGCCCGGCGCCTTCAAGGACACCCTCGACGAGTGGCAGGCGTCGGGCAACCCGGTGCCGATCTACTGGTCCCACCGGATGGACGACCCCGACTACAACATCGGGCACGCCCTCGAGCTAAAAGAGCTCGAGCCCGGCAACGACCTACTTCCGCCCGACCTGAAGGATCTCGGCGGCCTGTGGGTGCGCGGCCAGCTCGACCTCGAGGGCTCAAAGGCCCGACAGGTGCACCGGCTTATGAAGGGCCGCCGCGTCACCCAGTTCTCCTTCGCGTACGACCTCATCGACTACGCGATCGTCAAGACCGAGGAGGACGACGGGCAGGTCTGGGAGCTGCGAAAGCTGAAGCTCTACGAGGTCGGCCCGACCCCCATCGGCGCCAACCAGGAAACCGAACTCCTCGCGGTGAAGCACGCCGGCCACGTCGCCGCGCGCATCGCCGGCGAGGTCAAGTCTGGCCGGGTCCTCTCGGCCAAGAACGAGGGCGAACTGCGCGACGCGCGCGACGCGATCGACCGCGTCCTGCAGACCCTCGACACCGACGACGACAGCAAGGCCAGCGGTAGCGAGCCGGTCAAGGCCGAGGAGTCCCACGGGGCCAAGGCCGAGGAACCCACTCGCGGACCGTCCGCTCTGGCGCGTCTGCAGATCGATCTGGCAACCGCCGAGATCGACCACATCTAGTCCGAAAGGAGTCCTCAATGGGCGCCAAGGAAAGAATGCAGGCTGCTCTGAAGGCGGCCCGCGACATCGCGGTCAAGGCTGAGAACGAAGGCCGCGACCTCACCGCTGACGAGACCCTCGAGGCGCAGAAGCACCTCAAGGAGTACGAGGCGGCCAAGAAGGAGTTCGAGGCCGGCAAGGCGAGCGACGAGGTCATCGCGTCACTCAAGTCCATCGGCTTCGAGCTCGGCCTCGAGATGAACGACCCCGCCGCCCGCCAGAAGGCCGGCGAGTTCGTGCGTCCCACCCGCGGCAAGAGCCTCGGCCAGCTGTTCGTCGACTCCGAGCAGTACAAGTCGATGCTGAAGGGCGTCGCCACCAACGACGGCCGCATCAACGAAAAGAGCCGCGTCCAGTCGTCCCCGTTCGGCGTCAAGGCGCTCGTCACGGGCGGCTCGGACACCTCGGGTGGCGCCTGGGTCCGCACGGACTACCAGGATGACTACGAGGCGCTCGGCCGTCGCGAGCTCACGCTGCGCGACCTGATCTCGGTCCGCCAGACCGAGTCGGACACGGTCGAGTACGTCCGCCAGACCACGCAGCTCACCGCTGCCGCCCCGGTTGCCGAGGCCACCACCGCCGCGGCACCGACGGCACCGGAAACGGGCGGCGGCGCGCTCATCAACGCCACCGGCGGCGGCTACAAGCCCGAGGGCACGATCGCGTTCGAGAAGGTCACCGAGACCGTCAAGACGATCGCCGAGTGGGTGCCCGCCACCAAGCGCGCCCTCTCCGACGCCGCACAGCTGCGCGGCCTCATCGACGATGAGCTCCGCGCCGACCTGGCGGAGGAGGAAGAGACGCAGATCCTCAACGGCGACGGCTCCGGCGAGAACCTGCGCGGCATCCTCCAGACGTCCGGCATCCAGACGCAGAGCTGGTCGACGGACCTTTTTCAGACGATCCGCAAGGCGAAGACGAAGGTCCGCACCGTCGGCCGCGTCGTCCCCAACGGCATCCTCCTCAACCCGGAGGACGCCGAGCGGCTCGACCTCGCCATCCCCACAAGCGGCAACGGCCAGTTCTACGGGCCCGGCCCGTTCGCCGCGGCCGGCATCCGCACCGTGTGGGGCATGCCGATCGTCGAGTCGGAGGCGATCGCTGCCGGCACCGGCCTCGTCGGCGACTTCACGAAGGCGGTCCTGTGGGATCGCGAGGAGGCGTCGATCAGCGTCACCGACTCGCACGCGGACTTCTTCATCCGCAACCTCGTCGCCATCCTCGGTGAGGAGCGCGTCGCGTTCGGCGTCACCCGGCCGAAGGCGTTCGTGTCGGTCACCCTCACCTCCTAACCGAACGGGGACCACCGTGCCTGCCTGCCGGATCTGCAAAGCGCCACACGCGAGCTGCGGGCCCGAGAGCACGGTGGTCCCCGTCGACCTCCGGGTCGACGAGAGAAAGGAGACCGCGATGAGCGATCTCAAGCCGTACGAGGTTGAGATCCCCGGGCGCGGCGCCCCGCGCCGCACCACGCTCCTGCTGTCCGACGAGGACGCGAAGAAGCAGGGACTTCTCGGCAAGCACGTGACCAAGAAGGCGCGACAGCCGCAGAACAAGGCCGCCAAGCCGGCCAGCAACAAGTCGGCGGCGCCCGCCGCCGACAAGTAGGGGAGAGGGGGCGGGGATGCCCGAGCAGACACCGGAAGCGTTCGCCACTGCCGAGCAGATGGAGGCCCGCACCGAAGGAGCCATCCCCGCCACCCGCCCCCACCTGAACGACGCGCTCCTCGCCGTCACCCGGCGAATCCAGCGGCACTGCCGCTGGCACATCGCCCCACAGCGCGAGCAGACCCTCGTCCTGCCGGCACGCCGCGGCAGCACCCTGTGGCTGCCGACAGCGCACCTCGTCGACGTCGTCGAACTCTCCACCGGCGGCCACCCCATCGACGTGTCGCAACTCGACTGGTCCGAGGACGGCGAGCTCGGCTACACCGGCTGGATTACCGGCCGCCGCTCCGTCACGGCCAAGATTGTGCACGGCTACGAGAGCGTCCCCGAGGACCTCACCGAGCTCTGCCTCCAGGTCGCCGCCCGCGCCCTCGGATCCCCGCTCGGCATCCTCCGAGAGCAGGCAGGTGCGGTCGCCGTGACCTACTCTGCAGCTGGCACCGTCCTTCTCGCTGACGAGCTCGCACAGCTCGCCGACTACCGACTCGGCAGGCTCCCATGAGCGCCATCCGCCGGCACAACATCACACGCGAGCGTCCCGCCCGCGTCGACGACGGGCGCGGCAACAAGAAAGACGACTGGTCGAACCCCCAAATCGCTGACTACGAAGGCTGGGCGATCGACGCCGGCGGGACCGCAGAGGACCTCGCCAACCGCGAAGGCACTCGAGTCGACTACGTCATCCGCGGCCCCGTGTCGGCCGACATCCGCGCACGCGACCGCATCACCCTCCGCGGCGAGAAGTACCGCGTTGAGGGCAGGCCAGTGGTGCAGCCCGGCGTGACAGATGCCACCACACACCAGATCGTCCGACTGAGCGCTTGGGAGGGCTGATGAGCAAGCAGACCCGAATCAGCCTGAACTCCGATGGGATCCGTCAGCTGCTGCAGTCGGCACCCCTGCAGGCCGACATGGAGCGCCGGACCCGGGCAATTGCCGCAGCCGCCGGCGGAGAGCCCGACTTTGAGGCCCGCGTCGAGGTGAAGGGCGGCTCCAGCCGTCTCGGCCGCGTGATGGGCTACGTCGCCACGGCGACGATGGAAGGCCGCCGCGCGGCCGCCACGGACAACGCCCTCATACGCGCGCTGGACGCCGGCCGTGGCTGAGTTGCTCGTCCCCGCCGACGTGGAGGTCGACGTCGCCGCCGAGCTCGACAGTCGCTTCGCCAGCAACCCTCACCTCGACGTCACGTGGGCCACGAGGATCCCCGGCCGAGACGATCAGCCTCGACCCGAGCGGTGGGGCCGCGTCCTGGCTGCCGGCGGATCCGGCCGAGACCTCGTCACCGACCGCTTCACGGTCACCATCGAGGGCTGGAGCACCACGGAGAGCGAAGCCGAGCGGATCTGCGCATACGGAGTCGCATACCTCCAACAGGCCGCCCGCGAGAAGCAGATCGGCGCGACCGCATGCTACGGGCTCGCCGTGTTCGGCCTTCCCGCCAACCTGCCCTTCCCGGGCATCCCGGACCGCTACCGGTTCACCGCAACCGTCTCGATCGACCTCCGACGGTCGACGAGCTGAGTTCCCACCCACCGCAGCGTCGAAAGCCGGCGCCGCTCCGTCATGCCTCTGGAGGGCGAACATGGCAGTCAACAGCAAGAACGTCTTCGTCGGCGCGCCCGACCAGGCGACCACAGGGGCGATCCTCACCGGCCCCGAGACCGACACCATCCCGCAGACGATCGACGACTTCAGCTTCACCGGGCTGAACGACTCGGGCTACGTCAATGAGGACGGCGTCACCATCACCCCGTCCGACTCGACCTCGTCCATCAAGGACTGGGCGGGCGCCGAGATCCGCCGCATCCTCACCGAGTTCACCGGCGAGATCTCGTGGACCCACCTCGAGCTCAGCGCCGAAGCCGCCCGCAACTACTTCGGCGAGGAGCAGGTGCAGGTCACCGCCGCGACCGAATTGCACGGCACGCAAATGCGCGGCAGCCTCGGCAAGAACTACCTGCCGAACAAGGCCTGGTACTTCAAGGTCAAGGACGGCGACCGCCGCGTCGTCGTCTTCGTCCCGCACGGTCAGGTCGTCTCCCGTGGCGATATCCCGCTCGTGCAGAGCGGCCCCATCACCCTCCCCGTCACCCTCGCCACCTACCCGGACGCCCACGGGCAGAACATCTACCTCTACACGGACGACGGCATCTTCTCCGCGCCCGCACCGGAAGGCCCCTAGGGCGACTAACCCGACCACCGGGCGGGGCGACGGGAACCCGCCCCGCCCGGTGCCACACCGGTTCCCATCACCGAAGAAAGGTTCCCCATGGCTCCGTTCGCCGTGCCTGAGTCGAAGCGCTCGATCCGTCAGAACCAGTACGAGTTCACCCTCCCCGGCGGGAAGAAGGTCTACCGCATCCCCAAGGCGAAGTTCCTTCCCGTCGGGATCATCGAGAAGTTTGACGGCGGTCAGAAGAACCTCAGCATCGCCGACGTGCTCGCCATGTTCGAAGGCGGCGACAAGGCCGCACTTGACGCGATTCGAACACTCGACTCCGAGCAGCTGCAAGCACTCACCAAGGACTGGCAGGCGGACTCCGGGTTGACCGTGGGGGAATCCGAGGCCTCCACCGACTCCTAAGCGAGCACGGGGAGGCCATCGAGTACGACCTACTCGAACGCGGCTACCACCTCGACGATCTGGGCACCGAGCGGCTGTCCTGGCGGGACCTTTACGTGCTCGTCCGACGGTGGCAGACGATGCCCGAGACCGCGCTCGCGCACGCGGTGTACGGCGAACGATGGTCCATCACTGACCAACTGCTCGCCCTCATCTTCGACGTCCTGCAGCTCGGCAACTGGCAGCGCGCCAGGAAGCGCACAGCGCCAAAGCCTAAGCCGCTTGTGCGGCCCTGGCAGCGGAAGAAGACCACGTCACTTGGGCGTGACGCGATCCCGATCTCCCAGTTCGACGACTGGTGGGAGTCCAAGAAGCGGAAGTAGGCGAGCATGTCGACCGGTGCCGAACTCGCAACCGCATGGGTCCGCCTGACCTACTCTTCCGACGGCATCACCGACCAGGTGACGAAGGACATGCTCCCCATCGTCGGGGTCGCCGGCAAGCAGGGCACTCTCGCCGGTAACCGGCTTTCCATGGGCCTCAAGGCCGGCGTCGTTGCCGCGGCCGCCGGCGTCGTCGCAGGGTTCGCCGGCCTCTACAAGGTCGGCGAGACTATGGCGGATCTCAAGAACACGATCCGCGCCGGCACCGGAGCATCCGGGGAGGCGCTGCAGGGCCTCGTCGACAACGCGAAAAACGTCGCGCAGAACGTGCCGACGAGCTTCGAGGCCGCATCGCAGACCGTCGCTGACCTGAACACTCGCCTCGGCTTGTCCGGCGAGACGATGGAGACGGTCGCCGCTCAGTACCTCGAGGCTGGCCGCATCCTCAAGCAGGACGTCGACATCAACACGACGTCCGCCGCGTTCCGCGCATTCGGGATCGAGGGCGAGCAGATCGTCGGCGGCATGGACGCCCTCTTCCGAGCCTCGCAGGCGACCGGCGTGAGCATGAACGAGCTCGCATCCGGTGTGCAGAAATCGGCCCCGGCCTTGAAGGAGCTCGGCTTCAGCTTCGAAGAGTCGATCGCCCTCATGGGGACGCTCGACAAGGCTGGCCTCAACTCCGGGCAGATGGCGTCGGCTCTCACCCGCTCACTCACTAATCTCGCAAAGGAAGGTGAGGCACCAGCTGAGACCTTCCAGCGCGTCGTGGGCGAGATGGACGGATTCATCGAGTCCGGCGATCGCGCCGCCGCATACAACCTCGCTGGCGAGATCTTCGGCACCCGAGGCGCATCTCAGTTCGTCGCGGCCATCGACAGCGGCATACTCAGCCTCGACAATCTCACCGCGGCCGCCGGCGTCTCCGAAGACACCATCCTCGGAGTGGGCGAGGAAACCCTCAAGTTCGGCGACCGCTGGCAGATGGTGTCGAATCAGGCACAGGTCGCGATCGAGCCGCTCGCGACCGCGATCTTCGACGGCCTCGGCAGCGCGCTCGCCGACATCATGCCCCATCTGCAGGCGTTTGGCTCATGGCTCGGTGAAAATATCTGGGTCATTGGGGCGGTCGCCGCCGTCATCGGCGTGACCCTCGTCGCCGCGATGATCGCCTGGACCTCGGCTATCTGGGCTCAGACCGCCGCGCTGCTCGCCTCACCCATCACGTGGATCGTCCTCGCGATCGTCGCTCTGATCGCGGCGATCGTTCTCCTCGCTATGAACTGGGAGGACGTCACCGCCTGGATCTCGGACGTGTGGAACGGATTTGTCGGCTGGCTGAGCGACGGATTCAACGCCCTCGGCCGGTGGTGGGGCGACCTCTGGTCCGGCATCGCGAGCTGGGCCGAAGACGTCTGGACTGGCCTCGTCGACTGGTTCAGCGGCGCGCTGCAGTGGCTCGTCGACCTCTTCCTGAACTGGACCCTCCTCGGTCAGATCATCAAGAACTGGGACGCTATCAAGACCGCCTTCGTCGACGCGTGGCGAGGGATCGTTTCATTCTTCGACAACGCCATACAATCCTTCGTCAGCGGATGGCAATCTGCATGGACGGGCATCGGAAATTTCGTGCGCGAAACTTTCGAGAACGCCGTCGCATTCGTGAAATCGCCCCTGAACGCCATCATCTCCCTCGTGAATGGCGTCATCGGTGCCATCAACGGCCTGAAGATCGACATCCCCGACTGGGTGCCCGGACTCGGCGGCCAGACCCTCGGGTTCAACATTCCCAACCTGCCGATGCTCGCCACCGGAGGCACCATCCTCCGCAGTGGGTCCGTCATCGTCGGCGAGAAAGGACCCGAGCTGCTGACCCTCCCCGCCGGCGCTGTCGTCGACCCCGACATCGATCGGGGCGCCGGCGGGGGAGTCACCTTCATCAACAACGCGCCTCTCGGGCAGACCGTTAGTCAGGCGCTCGCGGAGTTCTCCGACCAAGCGAGAGGGGCCGAATGGTGAACGCCTCGGTTCGACTCGTCGCGCCCAGCCGGGGCACGATCGTGCTGCGATACGACGCCCTGAACTACCTCCGTATGCCCGGCGCGTCCGGGTGGGGGCTGGCGCCCGTCGTCAACCAGTTCTTCGAGGGCGCCGGGGACGGTGCGCAGCTGCGGGGGCAGCGGCGCACCATCCGATCGCTGCGACTGCCGATGGGCGTCTTCGGCTCGAGCCCGCAGCAGATCGAGAACCGGTTGCGCGCTTGGGCGCGCGTCGTGCGCGAACCGTTCCGCATCGTCGTCGACTATCCCAACGGGGACCAGTTCTCGATTCCCGCTGTCTACGACTCCGGCGGCAGCGGCGCCTACACGGACTCGCCCACAGACTGGGCCGAGATGCCCGTGACGTTCAAGTGCGAGGACCCCTTCTGGACCTCCACCGCGCTGCGCGAGTTCGTCGTCGAGCAGGCTCCACCATCGCCCGGACTGCTGCCCTGGTTGTCGCTGATGACGGTGTCCCCGTCGGGTGCGTTCGGTCAGGGTGAGCTCACGAACCCGGGCGACGTCGAGTCGCCGGCACAGTGGATCATCACCGGCCCCGCGGAGAGCGTGTCGATCGACATCGCCGGCATCGGCTTCACCCTCGGCGCGATCGCCGCCGGCGAAGTCATCCGGATCCGGAAGGAGAACCGGCACTGGAGCGTCGTCGACCAGAACGGCACCAACCGGTACGGGCTCACCAACACCACCGCCGTCTTCCCCTACGTGCCAGCCGGCACCTCGAGCATCACCATCGACGTCGTCGGCGCGACGAGTGAGACGAAGGTGGTGTGCCTCTACCCCGAGCGGAGAGAGATCGTGTACCGATGATCGTCGAAGTGCGCAACGCGGAGTTCGAGCGGGAAGGGCAAATCGACCGCGACCAGCTCGACATCATGTTCGTCGAGACCTTCCGCGACGTCGGCGCGTGGGAGCTGAAACTACCCGCAGAGCACCCGCTCCTCCCCGTGCTGCGCGGCAAAGGTTCCGGCATCATCATCCGCGACGGCAGCCAAGTGTTCTCTGGCCGCACGCGGCGCGCGATCCTGTCCACCGACCCGGCCGACCCGAAGGGCACCTGGGTCATCAGCGGCGTCGACGACGCTGTCATCCTCGCCGCGACATCCGCCCTGCCCGACCCCGCGAACGCGCCCAACGCGCAGACGCAGGACCGCGACCGTCGGAACGGTCCCGCCGAGACGATCATGAAAGAGTTCGTCCGGGCCAACGCTGGCGACCTCGCGACGCCCGAGCGCAGCTATCCCTGGCTCGACGTCGCACCCGACCTCGGCCGAGGCGACGTCTTGCCTGAGTCGGCACGCTTCCAGTCGCTGCTCGAGATCCTGCAGCGCATCGGCACCAATAGCGGCCTCGGGTTCCGCGTCGCTCAAACCGAGATCGACGGCCAGCCGATGCTCCGCTTCGATGTCTACGAACCGACCGACCGTCGCGACGAGATCAAGATGTCGATCGCGAACGAAATGATCGACAAGGCAAGCTGGGGCTACCAGGGCCCGAACGCCACCCACCTATTCGTCGGCGGCAAAGGTTCCGGCGCAGACCGCACGATCAAGGTTATCACCACCGATGCCTCGCTGCAGCAGGCTGAAGAGTGGGGCATGCGCTGGGAACTCTTTCAGGACCGCCGCGACACCGACGAGGAAGACGAGCTCGAGCAGGCCGGCCTCGAGACGCTCGCCGAGAATGGCGAAGAGACCAGCATCGATGTCGTCCCCGCAGACGCACCGTCGATGGCGTACGGCGTCGACTGGGGTCTCGGAGATCTCGTCACCGTGATCGTCGACGGCCAGCCCACCGCGGCGATCGTCACGCAGGTCGCGCGTTACGTCGGCCCCGACGGTGACTTCGTCCGCGCTCGCGTCGGAGAGCCGACCGGGTTCAACTTCACAGCCCGAATGGCGCGCAAGGTGGAGCAGCAAGACAAGCGGATCCGGCAGCTCGAGCTCAGCGCGGCCGCCGTCGCCGCAGCAACGACCATCCCCGTGGGTGCCCACCTGCCCGGCGAATGGTCCACGAGCGCCGTACCCGCCGGCTTCCTGCTCCCCGATGGCACCGTCTACAACATTGCCGACTACCCGGCGCTCGCCGCGCACTACGCAAACGTCTACGGCATCCCGAACTTCCACGGTGGGAACGGTCTGACGACGTTCGCTGTGCCGGACACTCGGGAACGGGTGTACGTGAATCAGGGCGGTTCAGACATATTTGCGGCTATCGGCGCGAAAACGGGTGCCAAGACGCATTCGCTGACCGAGTCGGAGATGCCGGCGCACGCGCACAACGTCACGGGCACACTAAGTCTGGTTGTCACTGCGCAGCCGTCTTCTGCCACCGCAGGACCAAGCAACAATGGCTTGTCGGCTGTGATGGGCGGCACCGGTGGACGCTTTACTCACCAGGTCGCCGCCTTCGACTCAAGCGGCCCCTCGAATCTGGTTGCGCAGAATCAAGGCAACGGCGCGGCGCACAACAATGTGCAGCCGTCGTTTGTCTGCCGCTATGTCATCCGCGCTGCTTAGGCGGCCCGGATCACGTACCGGCACACGAAGCTCGGCTGGACGATGCTGTGCGGCTGCCCGCCTCCAGCAAAGCCAGTCCTGACCGGGTTCGTCGCTGTCCCGGGGCGCAGGATCGCCATGTTGGAGCCTGATTGACCCTGCACCTCCCATCGAAGCTGTACAGCGTCGACGAATATCCCTTCGTGGCGGTGCGACGGCAGTTGACCTTCAGTCAGCGTGTGCGTCTTCGCGCCGGTTTTCGTGCCGATAGCCGCAATTCTGTTCGATCGAATATCAGGAGCCCCAGTGATTGCCAGCAGCAACAGTGTCCCGGCCGGTGCGATCGAGCGTGAACACCACGTCATCGAGATTCCGCAGACGACGTACCGGCACACCGAGTTCACCGATGGTGAGCTGTCTGCCCGAATCGACGGCGGTGACTTGCTCGTGCGCGTGTCGACGATCGACGGCGACATGACGTTGCGCATCCCGATGCAGCACCTCACGGCGATTTGCGACCTCATCGCGTACGTGCGCGACGACCAGTAGCCGCAAGCCGACCACCCACCTCTGAGCCCCGCCACGCGCGGGGCTTCTGCATCTAAGGAGTACCGATGGGGATCACGAACTGGCCAACGCCGCCCGACTTCGACGAGAACGGCCAGCCGGTCCCGGGAACGGGCCAGACGACCGCCGAGCAGTACGGGCAGCTGTTCTCGTACATCATCGACGGCGTCGCCGGCACGCCTCTCGACAACGCTCTGCGAGTCACGGGCGACGTCGGCGGCATGTTCGTCCGCGTGAACATCGACAGCGGAGATCCCGCCTTCGGCGCGATCCGCGGGCAGGCGTTCGTCGTCGACGCGCAGGAACAACTCGCCATCACCGCCACGTCCGGCACGCTGCGGTTCGACCTCGTCGTCGCCCGCCACACTCTATCGACACGCGCGGTCACGCTCGAGGTCGTCGAAGGCGTCCCGGGCGCGGGCGAGGCCCCCACGCCGCAGTCTGGTGGCGGCATCTACGAGATCCCACTTGGCATCGTCCGCGTCGCCGGCTCAGCCGTGACGATCAACCCGGCCGACGTCACCGACGTGCGCCGCTTTATCGGCCGGCAGGTCGGGATCTGGGGCAACTCGAACCGTCCCGCCGGCGCGGTCGGCGTGTTCGGCTTCAACACCGAGAGCGGAGTCTGGGAAGGCTGGAACGGGACCACCTACGGTCCCCTCACGCCGGAGCTCACGTGGGCTGCGATCACTGGCAAGCCGTCGACGTTCCCGCCGGCAGCTCACACGCACCCGTGGGACTCGATCACGAGCCGACCGTCGACGTTCCCGCCGGCAGCTCACACGCACCCGTGGGACTCGATCACGAGCCGACCGTCGACGTTCCCGCCGGCAGCTCACACGCACGCCGCCGGCAACATCACCTCAGGCACCTTCGCGAAGGCTCGCATCCCGTTCCTCAACCTCGGCGACGACGTCGGCGGCGGCACCGTCAGCGGCAGCATCGGCGCGACCGGCAACGGCATCTTCAACGGCGCCTACAACAACGACCTCGGCGCGGTCACCCGCCGCGCCGTCTGGATGTCGACGAACGGCGCCCTCGGCTACTCCTCCTCCTCGAAGCGTTACAAGAAGGCCATCCGCCGCGCAGAAACCGACCCGCAGGCGATCCTCTCGCTCGAGGCCAAGTACTACGAGACGCGCAGCACGAAGTGGAAGGACGAGCAGGACCACCCGCCCACCTACATCGGCTTGATCGCCGAGGACCTCCACGACGCAGGCCTGTGGGAGTTCATCTGGTACGACGACAAGGGTCGCCCCGACGGCATCCACTACGAGCTGCTCGGCATCGCCGCGATCATCGCCGCCCGCGCCCTCAACGACCGCCTCACCGCCCTTGAACAGCGGCTGGCGGCGCTTGAGGAGCGCTGATGAGTCTCGCCTGGGGCGGCCACCAAAACGGCCGCATCCCCACGAGCGCGCTCACCCCCATCGGCCGGGGCGCACTGCCGGGCGGCATCCAGTTCGGCAAAGAGCAGTACGCGCACCCCGCGGCCGCCGCCGCATGGTTCCGCCTTCGCGACGCCGTACAGACCCGCACTGGCGTGCGCATGGGCGTCGCCGAGGGATACCGAGACCTCGCTCTCCAGCAGCACTACTGGAACACCCTCCCGTTCCCGATGGCCGCCACCCCCGGCACCTCCAACCACGGCTGGGGTCGCGCGATCGACATGTACGGCTACACCGCGGCCGCGCTTCGCGCCGTCCGCGACCTCGGCCCGGGTCTGGGCTGGTCGCTCGCGACCGGCGACCGGGTTGGTGAGCCGTGGCACATCGAGTACGTCGGATCTCTGACGGTCACCACCACCACGAGTCCTGAGGAGGACGACATGCCGAAGCTCATCCGCCGCGTGGGCGAATCCACGCTCGAGTGGTCCCTTTTCGACCCGTCACTGCGCGGCCCCTCCGACCTCGAGCGCGGCTACATCGTCATCACGAACCAGAACACGGCCCGTGACCTCGCCCGCCTCTATTACCCTGGCGGCTTCGGGGATGAGCAGAAGGAGCCGCGCAGCGTCTACGTCGAGATGCAGAAGTCGGCACGCATCGTCCACCAGGCATACCAGCGCGGCCTGCCGGCGGCGACGACGTCGTCAGGTGGATTCACCGACTCTGACCGCAGCACGCTCAACACGGTCCGCGCTGTGGTTGAGGCGATCCGCGACGCCTTCGGCCGCGTATTCCGGTGACCGGCCGATGGTCGTAACAGATCCCCGGATCAACGACAGCCGCCGCATCAAAGAGGCGATGATCCGCGTGATCGACATCATCACCTATGCGGCGGTACTCGCCGGCGGGTTCTTCGCCGTGAAGTTCACCCCCGACTCGGTCCTTGCGCTCCTCGAAGGGTGGGAGTGGGTCATCGGGCTGTGGGCGCTGCTGCTGATCATCGGCGGGCTTCTCGGCTTCATTGGCCGCCTCACGCGAGTGTGGGCGATCGAAGTGCCCGGGACGGGCGCAGGTATCGCAGGCGCGCTGATCTACGCCGTCGTGCTGGCGAACATAGCCTTCATGACACCGACCGCCCTGGTCGCAGAAGCCCTCGTCGTCATCGCAACGCTCACCCTGTTGCGTCGCTACATCGAGCTGCAGATCTTCACCACCGAACCCGGAGAGAAGTCATTCACTGACCGCCTCGCTGCCGCCCTAAAGCGGCGCACCACCGACACAGTCGGACGACACCGCTGAGGGGACAGGAAGCGTGGAATGGGAGAACGTCAGCCCAGTAGCCCTGATCGTCGCAGCCATCGGAGCTGGCGGACTCGGAGTGTTCTTCCGAGACCTCGTCGACGTCTTCTTGAAGCTCCGCGACGGCCTCTCCGCCCGTGAGAAGAACCGCAAGATCGACATCGTTCAGCAGCGTGATCAGGCGCTGAAGCGTGAGCAGATCGCCTGGCAGGAACGCGACGTCGAGGCCGCTAAACGTCGACGCATGGAAGAGCACGCGTCCGAGCTCCGCCGGCAACTGATCGAAGCCGGCATCACCCCACCCGACTATCCCGTCATCGAAAAGACCATGCCCGCCTCCGAAGTGCGGCGCATCATCAAGGAATCAGAGGAGAACGACTCATGACCACCACCACGCCCACGCAGGTCGCCAGGCCCTGGCGCGCCACACTCCGCACCGCAGCACAGACGTTCCTGGCTGTGCTGCTCGCTCTCGTCGCGATCGCGCCTGTCGTCCAGGAGTTCGTCGCGGAGGTCGCACCCGGCTCGCCCGTGCTCGGCTTCATCGCCGCCGCGTCGGGAGTGATCGCCGCGCTGGCCGCCGCCATCACCCGCATCATGGCACTCGAGAAGGTGAACGACCTCCTGACGCGAGTCGGCCTGGGCGCTGCGCCGAAAGATGCCGGCACATACTCGCCGGGCGTAAGCATCTCCGACGTGCCGGACCAGGACACCCACCGCCGCCTGCAGCAGTGACCCGCCCTGACCCTGACGACGAGTACGTCGTCCCCGAAGACCCCATGGACGCGCTGCACTGCGAAGCCTGCCAGTAACGCTGTTGCTGATTGCCCCCGGGCATCCCGTTGACCTTCACAGGTCCGGGATGCTCGGGGGCTCTTCTGCGTTGCTACTGGACCGTGTCGCCAACGGTGATGCAAGGGGTCTTTTGTCGTTGGCGGGCGGTAGGATGAGCGCATAACTCCTCACCGTCCTCCGGGACTGGTGGGGCTTGCAGCAGGCCGGTTACCGGAACGCCGCTCGCCGAAAGGCCCCGCTTTGGGTGCGGGGCCTTTCGTGCACTATGCGGCGATCTGCGATCGCCCAGACCGTTGCGGCAGGGGGACTCCCTCGAGAGCGTGGATGCCCTCACGTCTCCTGTCGGCGCTTACCTGCGTGTATATCTGAGTCGTCGCGACCGACTCGTGTCCCATCAGCTCGGCAATGACACGAATGTCAACACCTGCGTCGACAAGATCGGTACCGAAAGAGTGTCGCAGAGAGTGCGCCGTCAGTCGAGGATCGGTGATGCCCGCCCGAACTTTCGCATCTCGCACCGCATCCGTCACCGACCCTGGCCGCACATGCCCTTCGCGTCCACCTCTGGCGGGAAACCACCACCCGTCCGCCGGCATTGTGGCCGCCAGGGTACGAACGACAGGGTGCAGCGGGAACACCAGCGCCTTCGAACCCTTCGCGACGGTGCGGATCGTGCCGCTGGTGAAGTCAACATCAGCGCCGTGCGTTGCCGCGATCGACGCGACCCGGAACCCCTGAAAGTAGCCCAGCAGAATCATCGCACGCGTGCGCCGGTACGCGCCCGACCTCAGCATTAGGTCAATCTGCTCCCTGGTGAATGGGCGCGGTGTTCCTCGCGGCGCGCGCACCTTCGCGAGCCGCAGGGTGGGGTCATCGTCGCGCAGTCCTTCCTCTACGAGGTGGGCGAACACGGCCGCGAACGCGGCGCGCTCTGTTCGTCTCGTGCCAGCGCTGATGCCGTCGCGTCCTAACCGGAGCCGCAGGTCAGTGACCGTGATGTCGGGCAGTTGCTTTCCGGTGGCGCGAATGAGGCCGCGAATGATGGAGTGTCGATTGCGTATTGTGTTCGCCGCCAGCCCTTGCGCGCGTTGGACGGCGGCGAATTGCTGAAGTAGGTCACCGTCCATCAGATCAAGTGACCATCTTTCGCGGGCGCGCGCTAGAGCCCCGAACTGGGACATGACGTTACTCAGGCCGTCGAGTAGGACCGATGAAGGGGTGCTCATCACACCCGAAGCATTTCTCGGTGCACGCGCCGGAGCATCCGCCGCAGATTGTCAGCGCATCGTCCCAGTCATTCTCCAACCCGTCGCCGCCGCACCACGTGCACCAGTGCTGACCGACAGGAGGTTCAGCGGGCGGGTCACCCGCTATGAAGGTGTTCTCGTCCACCTCGATGATCGTCGCCAC